TCAGTTCTCCAGTTCAAGCTCGTAAACTCGATTCAAGAAATCCAGGCTCAATTCCTTATAACTATTAAATCCCCGAATCAATCCCTGCAAATCTCCAACCGATTCTTTAGGGTGATGATAGTTGAATTCCAATGAAATATTCTCGTTGGCAAGGCTGATATTATCATAAATAACTTTATAGTTAAGTTCCACGTTTTGGCGATGTGACAATAAAAGTTTTCTCGAATATACCTTTTGTTGAATACTCGCGAAATCATTGGTTATCTCACCTTCATCATCATCCTCGAAAAGCTGGATTAACTTGTCAGGATAATCCTCTTTCAAAACAAACGACATGTTTACACCGGCCGCTGCAATGGGTGTATGTGGAAGTAAAGTAAGTAATTCGCGGGCATAATTATCGCAAAGATCTAATGTTTCGCTTTCATAATTGAGAGGACGAATCATAACGCGATCCTTGTAGGGGATAATATTTACGTTATTAGCAGTTATTGATACCTGAATACCACCAGGTTGAAGTAATCCCATCTCAATACTTACTGTGTCAACATGAAAAACATTGTTTGACAGCCAATTAGGATTGAGTATCGCTGGATTCCAAGAACCCACGATATTCAAGTTCCATCCCTCAGGTTTAATCTTCATGAATTACCATCTTTTGTTAAAAAAAGTGTTTTGTTGACCAATATATCAGTTTTGAGGAAGATGTAAACAACACAAAATATAGGATTACATTAATAATCAAAGACTCCATATGGGTCATTTGAAGTTCCAAATGTTCCTCTCAATAGACCTTTTTCAGTCAAAAAGCAATAGAAATTTTTTACCATGATCACCCAGCGTCGCTTCTTCGCGCATTCAAGCTACGCAATCCACCAGCATGAGCTGAGTATACGAAAGAGGCAGCTCGGATGCAATGCGCTTCAATAATCCACAAGTTATACGGATGATCTGTAGTCCTGTTCCAGCACAGAATTATCAGTCAGTTGACCGAGCTGAATGGTATACTCGCCTTCTTCTTGAGGAATCAAACAGATACTTAGGGTGAACCCGATATGTTGAAGAGCCCTCCGAACCTCAACCCAAGATGCTGCCATATCCACAAGATATCAATAAGTTAATCCAATCACGTTGACCCCAAGTTATCTTAACCTTCCTAACTTGACCGTCGCAAACCATTGTAAGGTAGTAGGTTAGCCATAGCGTCCATATCCTTGCAAACCTATCTCTCCGTCCAATTCGACAAATCTCCCCCATTTCGCATATAACACAGTAGGGGCCATTCGCTTTTACTGGATGATCGTGCTCCCCTGGAGTTCGTCATTTCGGGACGTTTTCCGGTAGGTATCCCTTAGAAGCAGGTCTGGTCGCCTTGGTGTAGGGCATTTTCTCCATCGTGCGACAAAACGACCCCATTCGCGTATGTAATCCTTGAAGCGGGATACTCCCTTTTCCCTCTTCATCGAAGGCAAGCATCCGTTCATGAGATAGGGTTCCAATGTTCGATTCCGACGACACAGCACTGCAGTTCCTCCTGGAAGGCGACGCGCTTCTGGCGGTTGGATCCGCCGAGTCCGATGACTCAACCCAAGACTATGTCACCAGCTATATCGGTTCCAAGCGGAAACTCGTCGATTGGATCTGGCAGCACACGCCAGATGGGGTCGGATCGGTGTTGGATGCCTTCTGTGGCAGCGCCGTTGTCGCGTACATGTTCAAGAAGCAGGGGTTGCGGGTTGTCGCCAATGACCGTCTGAACTTCGCCTGGCACATCGCCAGGGCGATCATCGAGAATGATTCGGTTACTCTGACGGATGACGACATCGATGCGCTGCTCCAACCCAACGCCAAAGCCGACGATTTCGTGGCCAAGACCTTCGCGGGAAAGTATTTCCGCAAAGGTGTCCATGAACGGATCGACGAGGTCCGGGCGAACATCGACAAACTGAAGGGCTTCAAGAAGGACATCGCCCTCTTTGCTCTCGGCCGTACCTGCATGAACGCTGCCGGGAGTTTCGGGCACTTCGGGTCGACAGTGGTGAAAGGGCCGGAGTTTGCCAAGTCGCCCAGCGAGTTCGACGAGACCTTCCGCAAGACATGCAACGCGATCAACGGATTGGTCTTTGACAACGGCAAGGAGAACCGTGCGCTCAACCAGGACATCTCCGACCTGCTGCCGGGGGTCAAGGTCGACCTCGCCTACTTCGATCCACCGTACGCCACCGAGTATTCCACCACGAATTACGAGACCGCCTACCACTTCATCGAGGGACTGATGACGAAGTGGAAGGGTAAGACCATCGACACCGACAGCAAGATGTTGAAGTACGAGGAGGTCGGTGAGGCGACGATTACCGAGAAGAACGCTGAGGAGTTCTTCGGTGGCTTTCTTGAGAGCGCCAAAGCGATCCCCTACTGGCTGCTCTCTTACCGCGACCACGCCTTCCCCACCGAGCCGCAGATCAAGGCGATCATCGAGAAGCAGGGCAAGGCAACTCGGATGTTCAGCCAGGACCACGCCTACCACCTCGCTGGGGCAAAGAAGGGCGATACCCCTTCAAAGGCTAAAGAACGTCTCTTTGTTTGCGGACCATCGGAGGCATCCCTCAAAACCAAGGCTGAAGCTGACCAGGATGCCCTGCTTGCTACCGCATCAGCGACCGCAGGTGATCTCGCTGCGGAAGCGGTGAAGAGCAAGCGCGTGATGGTGACCGCTTTCATGGGCAGCAAGACCGCGATGCTGGAGTGGATCTGGAAGCATACCCCAGACAACGTCGAATCGGTCCTGGACCTCTTCAGCGGTGGGTCAAACGTCGCCTACATGTACAAGCTGAAGGGACTTCGGGTCGTCACCAACGACCTGTTGAAGTACCCCTACCACATCGCTCGGGCCGTGATCGAGAACAGCAGCGTCACCCTGGCCGAGGAGGAGGTGGACGACCTGATGAAGCCCAACTCCAAAGCCGGGGATTTCATTGTCCGGACATTCAACGGCTACTACTACACCAAGCCGATCCTTGAGTTCCTCGACAACACTTGGGCGAGCATCCAGGAACTTGCCGGGTACAAGAAGGACCTGGCACTTTTCGCCCTCGGCCGGACCTGCCAGATCAAAGCCGCCTTCGGGGAGTTCGCACGGTCTAAGAAGAACCTGACCGAATCGATCAGCAAGTCCAACGACCCCAAGCGATACGAGCATTCAAGCCTCGGCAACATCCCCCTGTCCGAGTTCACCGACACCTTCAGGAAATGCCTGCAGGACGCCAACTCGCTGGTGTTCGACAACGGCCAGAGCTGCAAGGCCTACAACGGGGATTCCCTCTCCTTGATGCCACGGCTAAACGTCGACTTGGTTTACGCCGACCCTCCCTACATCACGCAGTTCGGCGCAAACGATTACGAATCGAAGATGCACTTCGTCGAAGGGTTGATGACCCGCTGGAAGGACAAGAAACTCCTCGACAACGGGCTGCGGAGCTTTGAGTCACGCACCAAGTACACGAAGGAATCCATCACCGAACTGATCCAGGGTGTGGTCGAAGGTTCCTCCCGGATGAAGGCGCATCTGCTGCTCTCCTACCGCGACAAGGCGTTTCCCACCGCAGAGGAGCTGAAGGAAATGATGGGGGATCGATACGGCAATGTCGATTTCCGTCGCAAGGGTGTCACCTACCACCTCGCCCGTTGGGCCGATGAAGAAGGCGGCAAGAACGCCCAGGAATACCTCGTCATCGGCAGCAAACCGAAGGCGAAGGCTGCCGAAGAAATGCCGGACAACGGACTGGTCGGACACGCAATCGAAGTCAGCGATGTCCACTTGACCGCCTTGGCAGAAGCGGACGATGCGGCCGAACCCACCTTCGAGTTCATCCTCGCCCATGTCGGCACGAACAAGAACGGCGATGTCTTCCTGGCCGACGAGCTGAAGAAAGCCGTTCGGACGATCATCGACAAGAAGATCAACCTGCAGCATGACCAGTACCTCGGTGCGGTGGTCGGCAAGGTCACCGACGCCAAGTGGGAAGACGACGAGGGTGGTCGCATCCGCTGCACCGGCGTGCTCTTCACAGAGGATGTCGAGGCAGCACGGTCGGCTTACCGCCTGCTGAAAGAAGGATTCATCCCCGTGGTCTCAATGGAATGCCGCATGGAAAAGGCGCGGTGTTCCTATTGCGGCAAAGAAGCAGTTGGTGAAAGCGACCTCTGCATTCACCTGAAGAAACACCACAACCGAGAATTCAAGGGCAAACGCGTAACGCGCGAGATGGTCGGGATCACGTTCACCGGCGTCGGTCTGCTTGAAGGCACTCCCGCCGATGACCGCGCTTTGATCACTCGTGTCGCACAAAAGGAAGGACAAAAAACATCGATGAAGTACAAACGGTTCCGGGAAACTACCCCAAGCGGGATTGAGAACGCCGCCAAGCTGGCCGAAGCGTTCGCCTCCTACCTGGACGGCTTGCTGGAAGAGCATGACGATCCGGACGTCAAGGAGTTGGTAAAGCAATCCACCGGCGACTTCACCGCCATGGCAAGTGACCTGATCACCGAGGCGGCGAAAAAGCCGTTTAAGGATGACCTCGTCAAGGAAAACGAGGACCTGAAGAAGCAGGTGGAAACCCTGACCAAGGAACTCGACGAAATCCGCAAAGCCGAGAAGACGAAGGCGAAGGCGGAGGCTGCCCTTGAAATCCTCGAGCTGATGAAGAAGACGGGACGGGCGTTCGAGAACGAAGCCGCCGAAAAGGCCGAGCTGAAACGCTTGCAGGATCTGTCCGAGGAGACGCTCGCTGAACTGAAGGGCAGCCTGACCACGCTGAAGGCGGCAGCGGAGATCGTCGAACCGAAGGGTGTCACCCGCACCAACGGTGCGAACCGGCCACAGCTGCAGCCGGATGAACCTCCGGGCAACCTGACCGAGCTGCGCGGCACGATCCGTGAGGGACTGCAGATTTCTTACGCCCGCTACAAGTCCGCAGATGTCGAAGAAGACTTCGAAGGAAAGGATTAACCCATGGCCAACCTGGTCAATGCAACCTACCCGGGGATCGAGTATCCCTATTTCAAGGTGGTCGGCCCGGCGGCGGACGGGACGTTCGTCAAGATGACCGCCAGCGACGAAGTCGCCCAAGTCAGCGATCAGGCCGATGAAGCGATCGGCGTGATGATCGAAACCTTCTTCCCCCACGACTACTACGTGCAAGCAGTCGACGAGAAGCTGCGCTGTGCCGTAATGATCGGTCAAAGCGCGCTCGACTTCACCTCCTGGTCCGGCACGATCGTCACCGGCAACGATGTCTCGTTCGATCCAACCGACGGACATCCTCGCGCCGCCATTGCGGGCGATACGATCTACGGCAAGTGCGTCCAGCATGGCGACAGCAAGATCCGTGTGCTGCTCTACGGCCACGGCATCGGCGTGGTGGCGGCCTGATCCCCTTCTTCGATTGAAAGGAACAACCTGATATGAAGACTCGCAAAGGAATCCTCACCCAAATGGACGTTGAACGGATGGACGCACTGGGTAAGGCGATGCAGCGGGCGCTCTCCAGCGACGACGGGCTTGTCGCCCTGGCACAGGAGATGGTGCCGGAGATCACTCGCGAGCTGGAAGAGAAGTTCTGGGTGCCGTTGGTGTTCCGTGAGGACCCGCTCCCGGCAGGCAAGGTACCGAAATACCGGGTGAAACAGGACGTCGAAGTCCACTGGATGGCCCCTGGCGGCGAACCCGCCCGCCAACGCATCCGCAAAGGGCAGGAGATCCAGTTCCCGCTGGAGATGGTGGAATCGTTCATCATCGTCAAGGCGCGTGACCTGAAGATGGGGTACGTCTCCGACCTGACCACGCAGCAGGCCGAAGCGGGCCGCAAGATGCGCAACAAGATCAATGCTGCGGCTGCAGCCGTGCTCAGCGCGGCCGCCGATGCGGCCAATGCGGAAGGCAGCCAGAACATCTTCGAGGTCACCTCGGGCGGCAAGCTCACCCTCGATGCGGTGAAGGCATCGCTGCGTTTCTACGAAGACCAGGAGATGTCGATCAAGCAGATGGTGATGCGCGGCGCACGCCTGGTGGACATGTACGACTGGACCCTCCCCACCGAGGTGCAGAGCGAACTGCTGCGTGCAGGCGTGTTGAAGAAGCTCGGCACAGCAGGGTTGATCGGCACGTCATCGGCTAATTCGTCGGAGGTGATCTGCTCCCCGGACGAGGAGATCGGCGTCTACGCGATCGGCAGCGCGCTGACGGTTGAGCCGTGGCGCGATGTGCCCAAGGATGAGGTCGGGTTCGTCGCCCGCATGGAGGTGTCGCTGGGCGTTCTGCATCCCTCCCGGATTTTCAAGATCACCATCACGTAGGGGATGCCAGCATGAAACGCTACAAGAACGTCTCCAACCGTCACCTGCAGTTCTTCTATGCAAAGGTCGAAATGGCGCCTGGTCAGGAAGCCTCGGTACCGGACGGTGCAGTGAAGGAAGACCCTGGGATTCAGAAGTGCATCGAACAGGGCTACCTGGAAGAAGTCGGTACCACCAGACGTACCAGACAGATGGCATCGAAGCAGACTCAGGTCGCGAAGAAGACGGAACCGTCGACCGCCTCCAAAGAAAACCTGTTCGATCAGGACAGCCCGAAGGAGACACAACCGTCAGAAGCAGAGAAGCAGGACAAGTAACCCATGGCCATCTCCCTCGACACGCTGATCATTGACCTCCGGCGCAGCTACGCCGACGATTTGCCTGACACCGAGCAGGCGTTGTCGGCGGATCAACTTCGCCGGTCGCTTACACGAGCGGTCATCATGGTCAATCGCGACTTCGCCAAGGCATATGCCATCGAAGCGGAAGCGCTGATGCCGGACCCGCCCGCAAGCGACCGCGAGATGCTGCTGCTGGCGGCGATGGTCAGCGTGTCGGAGATGATGCTGGCTCGATATGCCCGGTATCCCTCGGTCAAGAGCGGGGACAAGAGCGTGTCGCGGGATGGCCAGGTGGACGCCTGGTCGCGGCTACACGCCCGCTATTCCGAACTGTACCGGGACAGTGTGGCCGCTTACATCGCCAATCGGCAGGACAACGTCGACCCCTTGCTCTACGGATAAGCGATGCTACTCGAAGAAGAGAAACGATTGTCACAGGATGACATACGGAGCCTGATCGAAGCTTCGGGTAGCACGGGACGATTGCTGCGGCCCGTGAAGTCTGGAGCCGGATCTTTTGATGGTCCCGTCGAGGCGGATGAGCAGGTCGTGATCGAGGCCTTCCCGCTTGAATGGCGCCCGCTTTCGCCTGGTGATTTGAAACAGATGGACCACAGCGGCCTCGCTCATGTTCTGCCTGACCTCGAGGTGCAAGATGGGGACATCGTCGAGTTCAACGAGCACCGCTACCGCGTGACCGATGTGAGACCCGTTGATCTGTTCGGTACACCCGTCTACCAGATCCTTCAACTGGAGAGAGAATACCGTGGCTGAGCCACTGTTCACCGTGAAGGTGGATCACAACGCCATCACCAGAGCGCAGAGGGTGTTGAACCGTTACCCCGCTGCACTTTTGGCAGTCCTTGAGGAGGGGATGAATGCCATCGCGCTGGAGGTGCAACGAACGGCGGTTGTCAAGCTCACCGAACAGGGCGCGGTGGACACAGGGCAATTGCGTGCCTCGATCACGATCCATCCGATCTCCGATACCGAACTGGTGGTCGGTACAAACGTAGCCTACGCGGCTGCCGTGGAGTTTGGGGCAAAGGCGCACTGGATTCGCATCGACAAGACACCCGGCTTTCGCGCCTGGCTACGACATCACGGCATCGACCCCAAGGGAGAGTTGGCCTATTTCCGAGTCGCTCCGAAGCCAAAACCCTACATGGAACCGGCGTTCGAAGCTGGTCGAGATCTGGCGTCCAGAGAAATCCCCAAACGAGTCGAACAAGCGTTGAAGACTGTCACTGGAGGTTCGGGATGAGGCTGGAAGCGGCGCTGGCACAGCATCTCGGGACTGTCATCACAGGCCTGTACATGTTCCGCGACGACCTGGCGTGGAACGCGGCAGGGAATCCCTATCCCTACCTGCTGATCGGGGAGATCTCGCGTAACCGGCGGTCACTGGGGACGGGAAGGTTCGACGGTTACCAGGGCGGCAGTACCCCTATGAAGCTGGTCAAGGAGCGTCGAGTACTGCGCTTTACGCTACGTGCCGCTGGCGACCGGCAGCACAGCGGCGGCCGCCTCGCCAGCGACCTTGCCGAGCGAGTGATGGCCGAGTTGGACCGATTGTGCCAAAACGGAAGTGTCGATCTGCCGATCCCCGATACGACCGAGACCGTGCACATCGAACGGGTCGTGTTCCAGGGCCGGAATGACCTGCCGCCGATGGACAGCGGCGAGCCCTTCGTGCACCAGGTGGCGTTCAGCTACGCGTTCACGATTCACCGTGTGACCGAGGGTGAACCGACTGAATCGCTTCAAACCCTCCAAATCGACAAGGAATAGACATGACAGGTGAAAAGAAAAAACTGGATGTGTCGGCCGAGGATAAAGCACCGACTCCAGTCCGAAACACCGAGCAATCCCTGCGGCTGGCGACGCTGCTGAAGCTGGAAAAGATCCCCGAGATTGAGGCGAAGGGATTCCTGGCGGGCACGGGACTGAAGTCCTCGGACAAGATGACTCGGTCGGCGTTCGTGAAGCGTTTCAACGCGTGGCGTAACCAACTCGCCGGGAAGGAGACTCGATGACCCAGGTGATCAAGGATGTCTATACCAGCTACCTCTCCGGCGCAGTTGTGGTGACGCCACCACCGAACAATGTCGAGTTCGTTGCCGCTCCGGCCATGGGTGGACCCGTATTGCAGAAAGTGACCATTTCGGACAAGATGACCGCCAAATCCGTGTTTAAGGGCGGCGAAATGCTGAAGGCCCTCGAGGAACGGATCGATGCGGGAAGCCAGGTGATCTACGCCGTGCGTATGGCCTCAGACAACGCCGCCTATGCCACCGTGGCGTTCCTCGCATCCGCCGCTCCCTCCTTGACGATCCGGGGAAAGGAGAAGGGAACCTGGTGGAACGATATCGAGGTTGATATCACAGCCGATGGCGAAAATCGCACCGTGGAGATCATCGATCCAGGCACAGACGATGTCTACGCCTTCACAGCCTCGACGCTGGATGCACTAGTCGATGCGATCAACGCTGGACAGAATCTGGTCACCGCCGTCAAGGATGGCACAGCCCTCCCGGATGCCGTGAGTGGCCAGGCACTCAGCGATGGAAACGACGGCAATGACCTGGCCAACGCCGACTACCTGGCGGCGATCACCCTCTCCGAAGATTACCCGGATGTGAACTGGGTACACTTCGTCGGAGCGGCCGATGCCGGGCTATGGGCCTCGATCCTGACTTCCTGCGATCACATGATCGAGGACGGCATCGGGGAACGATTCGCCTTGTTGGACTTGCCCGTTTTCAATCCAGCTGACCCTGAGCATCCGACGACGAATGAGATCGAGAACTATAAGAGCGCCGTATTTGCCCTCGGCGCGACGGCGAAGAACCGCAACGCAGTATTCATCGCGGGCAACGGTCAATTCACCGGATCGGACGGCACAGTCTATTGGAATCGCCTTACCTCGACTTTGTCGGGTGTCCTGGCATCGTCAACCGTGTCGCGTTCGTTGCTCGGGCAGGTGCCGGTGAACGTCTCGGCAATCTCCCCCGAGTGGTCGCGTGGTTCGCAAGTCGAGCTGGTCACCAACCACGTCAACCACCTGCGGTTCCAGCCGGGTGTCGGGTTCATCTTCGCGCTGTCAGAGAACAATCCGCCCACCGGTGACAGCTACAACCGTGTCGAAAAACTCCGTGCGGTCTACAGCGCGGGCAAGCAGGTGCGTGCGGCGGCGATCCCCCACCTCGGGCGACCCAACGACAGCGCGGGTGAAGGGCTAAAGATCCTCGAAGAAGATCTGAAGCGCCCCCTTGACCTGATGATCCAACAGGACGAGATCGACAGCTACGAGCTGACCGTGTCTTCGACGTCTGAGCAGCGCGCCCAGGGACTGGCCGTAGTCACCCTGCAGGTGAACAGCCTGAAGGCGTTCGAGATCATCCTCGAGAACATCCATCTGGATTAGGAGATAGAGAATGGCCGACTGGATAGAAGATCTCGGCACTGCCGACGGCATCGCAGGCAACAGTGTCAAGCTGATCCTGGATGGCGTGCCGGTGCTTGCCCTGCAGAACTTCAACTGGAAGATCAAGAAGGACAAGAAGCCGCTGTTCGGGGCTGGCTATCCCCAGGCGCACGGCGTCACACGCAGCATCCACAAGACCTACGAGATCGATTTCGAGGTCAAGGAAGTGTTGGTCAACAGCGCGATCAACGCCGCCCAGGGCGCGAAGAACGCCGGTCTGCTCGCCCCCTACGAAGACTGGACGGATGTCCGCAACGGCACCATCATCGTCCTCTATCCAGGTGCGGCTGCAACGAGGTCAAAGACGTTCAAGGGAGTCGAGATCACAGGCTGTGACGGAGGATTCGCGGACGGTGAGGATGCCGATCCCATCGGGATGAAGATGACAGGCTTCGCCACATCAGCGAGCGGCCTGTTCTAACCAAATGAGGAAACCATGTCGGATACGAAGACCAACGAGTTCGAACGCATCATCGAACGACTGAAGGAGCAGTACAAACCACACAACCTCTTCCTGATCGAGGACGGTCGCAGCGGTGAGAGGTACATCGCACGCGGATCAAACTGGACCGAGTTCAGCGAGATCATGAAGTCCCCCGCGAACCGGATCCCCTTCGAATTGGTACGACGATTGATCGTCTGGCCTGAAATCGACGCCGTCGACTTGGACACGAACGCCTCCGGCAAATGGCAACCAGGCCGGATCACAGCACTGGCCGAACAAATCCAGGAAGCCCTCGGCTACACCCGGAGCTACACGGTAAAAAACGTGTAGGGCGGTCCAAGGCCGCAATCGACCGTACCGCGTACCTGCAAATGCGGGCGGTAATCTGTTCACATTTCGGTGGGTACTCGTTCGAGAAGCTAGACGGTCTCCCGCTGGACCAAGTCATCGATATCTATGCCGCAGCCGAGTGGTTGGCGGAACAGGAACGTAAGTCGGTAAAAGCCAAAGGAACCTTGAACCGATGAGTCTGCTGCAGGGATTCACTCAGGCGATTCGGATCGATCTGCAGGGATCGTCCAACCTCGATTCGACTGTCGGGAGTGCGACAACCGAACTCGACCGTTTCGCCTCTTCGGCGAAAAGGCTGGGTGTCCTTGGCGGCATACTCACGGGCATCGGTGTCGCCCTGACTGGTTTCTCGGCCATGACTGCCTCATCCACAATCCGTTCCCAGGAAGCTTTGGGCGAGATGGCATCACTTGGTTACCAAGACCTGAACCTGCTCGAGCGTGCAGCCTCCAATTTCTCCAGCCGCTTCGCCGGAACCACGAAACCTGAATTCATCCGTGCCGCCTACGACATCAAATCCGGTATCGCTTCTCTGTCCGACGAAGGTGTAGCGGACTTTACCCGGCTCTCGGCGATGACCGCACGGGCAACACGCTCGACTGTCAGCGAGATGACCTCGCTATTTGCCACGGCCTACGGGATCTACAAGGGATTCTATAGCGAGCTGACCGATGCCCAGTTCGGGGAGTTGTTCAGTGGCGGGCTGGCGGCGGCTGTGCAGCAATTCAAGACAACCGGGCCGGGTATGGCGAGGGCGATCAGCAACCTCGGTGCGACGGCGACGACTTCCATGGTACCCATGGAAGAGCAGTTGGCCATTCTTGGCATGCTGCAGGCAACCATGTCCGGCGATGAAGCGGGCACCAAGTACCGTCAGTTCATGCTTACTGCCGCACGAGCAGCGCAACAACTCGGCCTCAACTTCAGCGATGCTCACGGACAGCTGCTCCCGATGGCGGACATCCTCGACACCCTCAAATCTCGATTCGGTGAAACCATCGACGCTGCCGAAAAACTGCAGATTCGGGAAGCATTCGGGACGGTGGAAGCCCTGGCTGTCGTGGACCTGCTGATCGGCAAGACCGGCGATCTGCGAAACAACGTCAATGCGATGGCTGTTGCCATGGGCGGTGGTTCAGCACTCACCCTTGAAATGGCACAGGCCATGGACAGAGGGTTGGGACCTGTGCTCACGCTGACAAAACAGCGATTAGCGAATGCGTTCGAAGCGCTCGGCAAGCCAATGGCAGAGATGATCGGACCGGTGTTCGATAGGATATCAGGCATCGTCGGAGCATTTCGATCCTGGGCTGAAACCCACCCGGGCCTTATCAAACTGGGCATGGGCATCACGCTGATGAGTGGCGTGGTAATGACCCTTGCAGGCGGATTACTCCTGGCGGGTGCAGGGTTCGGTACTCTCGCGACCGGTCTGATTGGTGCTGCGACGGCGATGGGCATTGGTACTGCGAGCTCTCTCACTTTGAGCGGTGCTGTCGCAGGGCTGGGAACGGCGGTATGGACCGCACTGGCCCCCGTTCTTCCCATCATCGCATCCGTGACAGCCGTTGCGGGCGTCCTCTACCTCGCGTGGAAGGGAAACCTCTACGGGCTGCGTGACGCTGTCACAGTCACATGGACCAACATCCGTGCGGCGTTCGAAGCGGTGAAACGTCCTCTGATGATGCTCTGGAATATTGCCAAGATGGTATTTGACGGCTGGATTGTGAAAGTGCAGGAATGGTACGACACATGGAACGGCACCTTCACCGGCGCAGCATCGCCGCTGGTTCGTTTCGTCGAGATCGCCTCGTATTCAATCGGCTACATCTGGGGTGTCCTCCTTCGCTTTGTGGAGTGGGTGCAACCTGCCATGCAGGCAGCATTCGAGGTCGCAGCTACCGCCATGACCACCCTGTGGCACACCGTTTCGGGAATTTTCAAAATCGGACTCGCCCTGATTCAAGGCGATTGGGTAGGCGCATGGCAGGCAATGAAGAACACTGCTGTTCAACTCTTCGGTGATCTTCGTTCACTGCTCGCTGCCTACGGACGCTTCTTCATCGAAGTGTGGGATCTGCTGTCAGGTGTTGTCGGTCGAGTCTTCTCCGGTGTTTGGACCACGATCAAGAACGGATTCTTTGGTCTGCTCAACTTCATGATCGAGCGGATCAACGGCCTGATCGGTGTGATCAACCTCGTGCCGGGGATCGACATTCCGAACCTAGAGAGTTTCAGCCAGATCGATGGTGGAAACATTACTGGTGAAACAGGTACCGTCGTTAGCAACGCGATCAGTTCCACAGACCGCACCAGCAGGTCCGTCAGTGTCGATCGGTCCATTCATGGCATCACGCTCAACGTGAACACGCCCTCCGGTTCGGACATCGGCACAATCCGCCAGGCGTTCCTGGAAGCCCTCGAGGAAATCTCCGGACAGTCGGACGGCATCGAGGAGGCGGTGCTCAATGCCGGATGAGTTGCTGCAGACCATGACCAACAACCTCGCGGTCGAGGTGATGCTGGGCGACCTGGTGCTGCCGGTGCCACCGCGTCGAATGCGCATCCGCCAGGCGGCGAAGGTGGATGAGGTTGATGTACCCGGCCGCAACGGCAAAGTGAAACAGGCGGTGGGCTACGAATCGGCAGACATCACCCTGCAGCTCGAGATTTGTGATCGGGAAGTCGGCGGCAAAGTTGTCGAGACGGCACGAGAACGTGTGCGGACACTGACTGCCTTGTTCAAGCCCGAACAGACGGCAATTCCCCAAGTGGTGCCCATCGTCTCGGAATTGACCGAGCTGCTCCGTGTGCGGGACGTGCTGATCCGGGATGTCGAAGTGGCGGAAAATGCCGACTACGGCCACTACGACATGACGATCACCTTGGCCGAGTTCGAGTCGCGGGAGAACGAAGCATCGGGTACCCTGGCTGGCGGCAGCAGTGGTGGCTCAGGCACAGATGGCACGGATGGAGAATCCGGCGGTTCAGAGGACTCGGAAGTCTCAGCCTTCGAACGAGGATTTGAAGCGGGTCACGGCAGTGCTCCCTTCAGCCCGGGAGTGGATGGTGGCTGACATGACGATGCAGCGACCCGCCATTGAGGTGCTGACGGGTGACAGGAACTTCTCATCCAGAACGCTCGCCTTCGAGGTGCTCTCGGACCTTCAAGCCACTGCCGATACGGCGACCGTTCGGCTTGAAGATCTGCTTTCCGAGATCAGCGGGACCATCCATCGTGGCGATCCGATCACACTTGGATGGGGTACCAATTCCTCCAACAAGTTCGAGATCTTCGCGGGAGTCGTGCGGGATGTGGACAGCAGCCGCGATCCTCTGATCCTGCGATGCATCGACTACAACACGATCCTTGCTTCGCGCCGTGTCAGCATCACTTTCCAGGACGAGACCGCGGAGGGCATCGTTCAAGCGCTGCTGGCGGACACAGGATTGACTGTCGAAGCGGAAGACTCAGGGATCGAGTTCGAACGGCTGCCCCTGTTCAACGTCACTCTCCGTGAGGCCATTGACTCGATCAGCAATTCTGTGCGTCGAAAGACTGGAGTTCAATGGTATGACTACATCCGGGAAGGTGTGTTTCACTGGGGTCAAGCGGACCACGAACAAGACCCGGTGCATTCGTTTCGTTCCGGCGTGGATGTGATCCGCTTCGATCGGTCGATAAAGGGATTCTCCACCTTGGCAAGCCTGATAGTCCCGGTTCGGCACAGTGAAACGGTCTTGGTCGATGGAGAAAAGTACTTCGTTATGAATGCACAATACCGCTGGCAGGACGGCGGTCGAACCACGCTCGGCCTGGAGAAGTGCGGATGAGTGCCCGTTCGATGATGTCCGCGATGAAAAGGATCGTCGAGATGGTGCGGCCCGATCTGTCGACCTACATGAGGTTTCCGCTGCAGGCCGTGGTCACTTCGGTGGATGTCGATCACTACACATGCGACGTACAGCCGTTGGACGAAGCCTTGCCCCCGCTGCCCCACTGCCGTGTGCTATCGCCTTGGGCGACTGCGACCAGGCGGCTGGTGGTGTTGCCCGCCGAAGGCGATCAGGTGCTCGTGGGATTTGAAAACGGAGATCCAGACAAGCCCTTTATCCTTGGCTTCATGCCCGACCAGGGACCGGAGGGGACGCTGCTGATCGAAGCGGAAACAGCAAGAATCATGATAAACCAGGATGGAAACGTCGCTGTCGAATCCGACACGAAAGTATCTGTGAACGCACCCGAAATCGACCTGGGAGTGAACGCCGCCGAAGCGGTGATCAAGGGAGAGACGTTTCAACAGTTGTTCAACGCCCATCAGCACATCGGCAACCAGGGTGCCCCAACCTCGACGCCGGTTCAGCCGCTGGACGGGTCGGAATTATCTGAAGTCGTCAAGACGGAGTAAGCGATGGCATTGAATGCGGAAGGTTTGAAATCCCTGATCCAGCAGAAGAAGCAGCAGCACATGGCGGGCATCGAAGTGTCCGATCCTGCGAATGCCGATCAGGTGCGGGATGCGAATAACCTCGCATTGGCCGAGGCGATCTTCGAGCACATCCTGTCCAGTCTGACGGTCACCCTCCCAGTACAACAGGTGATTACGAGTGTAACCGGACAAGCTGTCGGAATGCCGAATCCCGCACCGATCGATTGCGAGGTAGAATGAGATCAGGGGAGCAGATAATGGGAACCTCGGCCTTTGCCATGCTGCACGATCTTTCCATCCGCCGCAAGTCGACGCAGATGGGCTTTAATCGTGTTGCGATTGAAGCCGCTGGCTTTGACGATCTCCGCTACGCCGACTTGGCCCCGTTGCCTCATGAGGTCGAGGATTGCACGCGACACGGGCAGCAATTCCTCAAGAGCAGCCTCGCGCCGAATGGCTTCTTCCAGCAAGTCCTTCTGCTTCTTCATCATCTCGAAGAAGAAGAGGTTCCACGGTTCAATATCCGGATTGTCCTGTCCGAGGGTTTTCTGGGTGGAGCGAAGCGCCCGATAGTAATCCTCCTTGTTCGCTTCGACCAGCCGCTCCAGGGAGCTGTACGGCACATACTCATACCCTGCGCGAAGCAACTGAAGGTTCGTCAGGATACGCGCCTGCCTGCCGTTCCCATCCTGGAAGGGGTGTATTGCCAGGAAGCGGACGATGAACTCTCCTACCGTAAGGAGCGGATGGACATTCTCGCTCCTCAATTCGTCTCGTGTCCTGGCGACGAGATCTGTCATCGCCGGGGGAGTCTCAAACGGCGAGGTTGTCTCGAAGACGATTCCAATCTGGCGACCATCCGCATCGAACGCCGCGACGTGGTTGGGGTGCTTCTTGTAATCACCCCGGTGCCAAGCGTCCTTATCCGAATGCTGCAACAGCTGCTTGTGCAATCCCTTGATCATCGATTCGGTCAGATCCATATCCTGCCAGGCCTCGTAGACCAGACGGATGGTTTCGGCGTACCCGGCGACCTCCTGTTCGTCCCGGCTGCGAAACGAACGGACTTCGAGGTTGGAGAGCAAAGCTTCCACTTCGCTGTCCGACAGTTTCGCCCCTTCAATACGGGTCGAAGAACCGATGGATTCAATCGTAGCAAAGCGTTTCAGAGATGCAAGTACCTGTTCTGGAAGTCCTTGCGATCCACGCCAAAGACCCTTAAACTCGTCAATCTCTGCGATCAGCCGAATAATTCTCTGGTTCATGTTTTCTCCCGACACCCAAAAGAACATCCGATAATACCCAATTACAGGAGAGGAGTCAAGTAAATGGGTATTATTGGATACGATAATGGGTATCTGCGTCTGGGTGTGGATCTGGTGTTTGACGAGGACGGCGACCTGCTGGTGACACCAACGGGTGATCTGTCAATGGCGTCCGGCGTTGACTGCCTGCTGCAGGACGTGCAGGACCGTCTGCGCACCATGCCCGGCGATCTCTGGAAACACGCCGATTTCGGATGCGAGGCGAACCTTCTGCTCGGCGCTCCTGATACTCCGCTGAACCGGGCGTTGGCCCAGCGGGCGATCCGCATGGCGCTGGAGGATGAACCGAGGATCGACAGCAAGACCATCCGGATTGAAGCCGATAAGTTCACAGCCGAAGAGAAGACTTTCGAGGTTCACTTCCGTGCGAAAGGGGTTGATGTCGAAGAGCAGATAGTCATTGGACTAGACAACTAAAACAAGAAGTCATAGGCTTTAGTAGGCGGACACAGCAAGCAACCGACCACAAGGACAGCCCTTAAGAGTTCAACTACTTTCAACTTAAGGTTAATGCTGACATGCGTAGATCGGCTTTCAACGACCGTTCTGACCTTCATAGGCTCATCTCCTTTCCTCTCGAATGTCCTTTCGAGATAGGTCGCAGAATAATCTGCGAATACTTCTACTGCGAAAGGCTGTTCCTCATGGTCAGAATACTTGTATGTCACGCCCCTCAGGCTGTCCGCCTGCTAAAGCCTACGACCAGAACAAGTATAGACATACTCTCTCATTATTGCAATCCTGCAACAAACAAGTAGACCCCTGATATGCCTGATCCCATTCCCCCGACCAAAAGCCTGTCCGAGATCGAGAACGACCTGTTCACCGAGGTTGCGGACAAGACCGCGTTCACCAACTTCAACCTCGGCACGGGCATCCGTCACCTGCTGGAGATTCTTGCCAAGGTGATCTACGATCTGTACGGGCTGTTGGCCACGGTCACAAACCAATCCTGGGTGACCACCGCCACAGGCAAGTGGCTCGATCTGAAGGTGCGCGAGGTCGGCATCCAGCGCCGTCCTGCAGTCAAGGCACAACTGAAGCTGACGTTTCGCACGGCGGCACTCGCGGCCAGCGACATTGCCATTCCCGTTGGCACCATCTGCAAGTCCCGCAAGGATCAACAGGGTAACGAATATCGTTTTCTCACCACGGAAGCTGGCCTGATCGAGCAGGGATCTAGCGAGACGACGGTACTGGCGGAAGCAGAAAAGCCGGGAAAGATCTGGAACGTTGCGACGGGCACGGTCACTCGAATGGTGACCAAGATCAACGGGATCGCCTCGATCTCGAACGATGAACCGCTGGTTCGCGAAGGATCGGACGGGGAGACCGACGAAGCGCTCCGTCAGCGAGCGATCCTGACCTGGGAGACACTTGGCCTCGGTGGGACTCGCAAGGCGTATGAAGCGTGGGCGATGTCGGTACCCGGTGTTCGCGCGGTCAGCATCCTCGACGATTTCCCCTTCGGGCCAGGAACGGTGGGCGTGGTCATTCTCGGTGACGCCGGCATGCCCTCCCTTACCTTGATCGCAGATGTGCAAACGGCCATCGACTCCCGTAAGCCGCTCACTGCTGATGTACGAGTCCTGGCACCGGAAATCGTCGAAATGTCGCTCTCGCTCCGTATCACGCACTATGCAGATGCCGACACAACTACCCTTGATGAGGAGATACGTTCACGGATCTCCGGTTTCAATGCAGCGCTCCAGCTCGGCGAAGGCTTGTTGTTGGCAAGGATCGTTCAGCTGATCTTCGCCATCCCAGGCATTTACAACGTAGAGGTGCTCACTCCGACAAGTGACCTCGCTCTGCCACCCAACCAGTTCCTCGACATCACACAGGTAAGCACCACGATGCAGGTCAAGGGCCGCGCTTACCAGGACAGCCTGATCCAGGGCGGTGGTGGGGATCTCGATTCGGAAGGCAGCTCGATCCCTCCGGTCTCGCGTGACCGCTTCACCCTTCTGTCGGAGGAGCCATCATGAGCAGGATCGGATCCTACCTTTGGTACCTCTCGGCAGCAGTCCGCAAACGGAAGCCGGTCGAGGAGAGCGTGTGGGGACAACTCCTCGATGCCATTGGCGGCGTCCTAGACGTCACCTACGACTCGATCCTCGTCTCCCGTCGCCGCCGATTTCTGCTCAATCCAGACCAGGCAGCGACATTCGGTGTGAACTATGTCGACGTTGAACCGTTGGACCCCGAAACGCCGACTCCCATGGAGACGTACTACCTGTCCGAAGATCGCACGCTGGATCTTGACCGGCATGGCCGTGATCGTGGCCTTTCGCGGCGATCCGGGGAATCCAACTCAGCGTATGCCTGGCGAATCGCTACGCATCCCTACCGAGCAGGATTTCTCGGAACGGCCAGTGGGCTGAAGTCCATCATCGAAGAGTCTTTCGGATTACTCTGCGACCGGATCGTCGAGTATTACCGCGACAAAAGGCGTTGGCTGCTCGCTTCCGATGCGGGCACCTCCGGAAGACTGTCCTCGGATCGGACCCACCTGGTCAGCGATGCCGACCTCGCGGCAGCCCAGGCGAGCGGTCAACGATTGACACGTATCTATTCCGACCAGGATCTCTCCCTGCAATTCCACTTCTGGGTACGAATCTCAAATCCCAACGGCGTCGTCTTCGACCCTGACACCCTGACTGAGGCAATCAATGCGATCAAGCCCGCCCACACCCGGGCAGTGATCGCCCTGGTATAGGAAAAATCCATGGACCGCTACACACCCTTCTCCGGCGACCTGCCGACCCTCGAGGATCTGAACTTCCTGATGGACGCCTATGAAAACGGCATTCTCCATCGCTTCCGCGAGATGTTCAGCGATGGCGTCGTCCAGGGGCTGGATTTGTACGAGGACACCGGAAGCTATTTCATCAATGCCGGGACCGCCTATGTGGATGGGGAACGCATTCACCTTGCCGATCCAGTCGAAGTAGCCGATCTGACGCCGCCAACATCAGGTTCCAAGTACCTTTTCATCGGCCACACGACTACCACCAGTCGTCCGAAGACGCACGAGGTCACGGCGGTCACGACTGATGTCTGGCGCTCGGACAGCTACCAGGTGCGGATTGGCGATGATTCCACCTCCCAGTCCAACGAAATCCTGGTGGGACGGCTTGACAGTGTGGGCGACATCCACGACGAACGAACGTTTGTCACCTTTGCCCACGACATCTCGGGCGATGGGACTACGGCGGATGAGTTCTACGTCGGCAAAGGAACCTCCGCCCCTCGCCGTGTCCTTGCCGAATCCATCGCTCCGGTGCAGCCGCTCAACGTCCGACTGGCTGAAGTCCGTCCTGAACGTGTATCAGGCATCGAGGTCGATTCCACCTACCGTGATGCTAACCTCTCCCCCGCCGCGCAGGGCGGCAGCGTGCAGCAGTCAGCCGTCGCCGTGTTCAAATGGGGCTGGGACGACATCATCGGAAGCGGTGGCGCGGATTCGGTGTTCACCGCCACCAACCTCTCGGGCGTCACTGAAGATCTGTTGATGGGACACCACCTGTACATTCCAGGCATTTCAAGCGACTTCATCATCACCGCCAACAGTGCTTCTTCAAGTGGCAACGTCCTCATCACTGTCACCGACCTCGCAGGCGATTCGGTGGACCTGTCCGGGATCGTTGTCGTCTCCGGAAATCCCGCGATCATCCACGCCAACGCTGCCGAATACTATGTCGAAACACACCAGCACACCGACGATGGGAATGACCGGGAACTTCCGGGACGTACCCGGACCGGTGCCGTCGCCATCGGGGCGTCACCCGTTCCCCAGTTCTTCGAAGTCGTGTTGCCGCTTGGATCACGCTACCGTGCCTACGTCGTTGCCAGGAACGGCACGGCAAAAAGCGAACCAGCCTCTTCCCCCATCTCCCGCATCGAGTTCTCACCGACTCTCACACCCGGTTATCCTTCCGCATGGGTGGACGCTTCGATCACGGCAGTCGCCACCGAGTACGGCATGGAGATCGAGGTCAATGCTACCCAAGGGGTGCTCGACGCACTGAGCGGGTTCGCCTATGGCTACGTGTTGACATCCATTGCCTCGGAGGTCAACCTGACCAATCCAGCCCACAATCCCACCACGACTTCCGGTGTGCAGACGTCGATCCGCATCCCGATCGAAACGCGCGGGACCTACGCAGTGGCCGTTCGACCTTTGATGTCGGGCCAATACGTGGGTGAGTACAAGCGGGCACGTGTCACCGTTGGTGGCGGTGGACATCTGCCAAATGACAAGGCTTTCCCCGGTATCGAGGTGGACATCCGTCCTGGTAACCAAGGCATCCAGTACGACGCTGCCACCGGTCTTTTCCTGGTTCGCGCCGAAGGAGGCACACCCATCGGCAGCAGCAATCCGGCCCGCGTTCGTCGAGGTCAGCAGTTCATAGTCAATTACGGCGGCGTCGATCATGTCTATGTCGTCACCGACCAAGCCCCTGCCATGGATGGTGGCCAACTCTCCGCTGCTGTGGAGATGGAAGAGATTTCCTCCCATGGCACCGACAAAGCCACCCTGTTCGCCAGCGAGACTGTCGTCGAGTTCTCCGGTGGGGACAACGTTAACCCGGCAACCCAAACCGCCCGACACATTTGGGGATTGTCCCTCTCTTCGGAGATCATCGTCACCGGCCTTTCGCTCAACTGCAGCTACACCGACGGCATTCCGTCCGATCCCGGCATCATCCGTGTCTATCAGAAGGGCAACAGTGGATTGGCGACCTCGTTGGAAGTGAACCGGTACGGCGGTTCTCCCCTGTTCAACGAGGCGAACCTCGAGATTCTCCGCGCCAACGGCGAGCTGGCCCTCGAGGTAGATGCCTTTGACCCGAACGTCCCTTCGCGCAACCGGAAGAAGATCGTCGGTAAGCTGACGATCTATTACCGCGACAAGGCACAGCAGGATGCAGGTCGCACCCGGTCCGGCAACCTGTCGGTGATGTAGGAGACGATTGATGGGGATCATCGAGTCGAGGATATTCGATGGACTTGGCCGTGAGCTGCCTGGCGTGCGCGTGGACCTTTATAACGAAAACGGCACACGCATCGACACCGATGTCACGCCGACACAGGACGGACGGCCGACGACCCCCGGAAGGTTCCGTTTCGAAGGGCTCGATCCGGGCAAATACACGATCAAGGCGGTGGGACGTGGACTTGACGGCTACAATCGTCCCGATGAATTCTCCCTCCAGGAATTCACGATCATCGACGACCTCGCCTCCATCGGTGAGGCACAGATCCTCGCAAAGATCAACGACGGCACCCTCGAAACCCAGGATGGTGCGCGGATCAAAGCCGAAGCGGCTCGCGACGAAGCCAAGGCTGCCTCACGTCCTGCAACATGGACGCCGACCGCTGGAGAAATCGGTGCACGACCGAACGATTGGACACCGACCGCAGCAGAAGTTGGGGCGCGCCCTGATAGCTGGACGCCGACCAAGACAGATGTCGGACTGGGCAATGTCGAGAACAAGTCCTCGGCTACGATCCGTTCTGAAATCACCAAGGCGAATGTTACATCAACCGGTCTTTCTGCGGATGATGTCGGCGCGGAAACTCCCACTGGCGCTCAGGCAAAAGCTGATGCCGCTGAAGCCGGTGCCAAGGCGGCCTCCCGCCCCTCGACGTGGACGCCGTCTGCGGAAGAGGTCGGTGCACGCCCTGGCAACTGGATGCCATCTGCCCTGGATGTCGGTGCCGATTCTGCTGGTTCAGCGGCTGTCGCAGAGGCAAACGCCAAAGCAGCGTCACGTCCGGTCACATGGACACCTACAGCAACCGACGTGGGTGCCCGACCCGATTCATGGATACCATCGAAAGCGGATGTGGGACTTGGCAACGTCGAGAATAAGTCATCGGCCACCATCCGTTCTGAAATCACTAAGACTAATGTCACGGCGACGGGGCTGTCCGCTGATGATGTGGGTGCTGAGACTCCCACCGGCGCTCAAGCAAAGGCAGATTCGGCTGAGGCGAGTGCAAAGGCTGCTTCTCGCCCTTCGACATGGACTCCGACCAAAACGGACATCGGACTGGGGAACGTCGAGAACAAGTCCTCCACGACGATCCGCTCCGAAATCACCAAGGCCAACGTAACCGCCACAGGCATATCCGCTGCCGATGTCGGAGCCGAAACTCCTGCAGGTGCCCAATCCAAAGCCGATGCTGCTGAAGCCGGTGCGAAAGCTGCATCTCGCCCCGCCACCTGGATACCGTCTGCCGAAGACGTCGGTGCCGATCCCGTCGGATCAGCGGCTTCGGCTGAAGCAAACGCAAAAGCTGCCTCCCGGCCTATGACTTGGACACCTACCTCAGCTGAGGTCGGCGCTCGTCCGGATTCGTGGACTCCAACGAAAGCGGAGATCGGATTGGGGAATGTCGAAAACAAGTCATCTGCTGCCATCCGATCCGAAATCACCTCGTCGAATATCCCTCTCGATAGCGATCTCGATCAGTATGCTGGGAATACCCTGAGCGGCCGGGTAAGCCGTATCCCGTTTCAGGTTGACGCTCGTGACAATGGCGGTATAGGAGGTTATCACTTCTGGAAGTTTATTGAGGTTCGACTCCCCACCTCCTACGACGGTGTCTCCTTCACAGGAAACCTGCTGACGGGTTCCGATGATGGGCGACAGACAGATCACGCCGTCCTGCAATTCACCATCAATACTGGTAATGATCCGACTGCCCTGTCCAATCAGAAATTCAATCTCGATGGCGAGATGAGTCTGGTCAACGGCGAGAACCTTCTCCGGATATTCCGCACGTATGACGGCACCGACTACACCTATGCGTTTTATGCTTACTGCTCCAACTGGTATGGACTCCGGGGCGATCTCGAAATCACACGCAGCTCGCAAGCCATTGTGAAAGCGTGGCAGCGTGGGACAGATACCGGCACAACGGCACCATCGGGTGACGAAATCACTCCCGGCAACAAGTTCGCGGATCGTAGCCTGACACATGCCGATATCGCTGCTGCTCGGGCAAACCTGAATGTCGATCAGGTCGAGAACAAATCCTCTGCGACAATTCGTTCTGAGATTACCAAAACCAATGTGACGGCCACTGGCCTAGCCGCTGGCGACATCGGAGCAGAAACACCCGCCGGTGCCCAGACCAAAGCGAACACTGCCGAGACCAATGCGAAATCGGCCTCAAGGCCAGTCACATGGACACCTTCCGCAGCTGAGGTCGGCGCAAGACCCGAAAACTGGATGCCCAGCGCGAATGACGTTGGGGCACGACCCAGCACATGGCTTCCGACGAAATCGGACATCGGCCTCGGAAGCGTCGAGAACAAATCTTCGGCAACAATTCGCTCGGAAATCACCAAAGCCAACGTAACGGAGACTGGACTCGTTGCAGCGGACGTCGGAGCCGAAACTCCGGATGGAGCCCAGACCACAGCGGACAGCAGGATTGCAGCGAAGGTGGGAACCTCGTACGAAATCCTCGCGATGAAGAAGGGAAACCTAGTCAACAATCCCGAGTCAAGTTATGATACTGGCGGATGGAGCAAAGAGCAGTCAGGTAGCGGGTCCGCGTACCTGTCCTATTCTTCTTCGATTGGATTTCGGTTTACGTGCACAGTAAGCAACGGAACACTAATCGCAAGAGCAGTCTCTAATTCAGTCAAAATCGACGGATCACAGCTTTACCGTCTTATGATGCTTTTCGCCTTTGCCGATGGTGCCCCAAGCGGCAACATTACGGATCCGCATTTTCGAGTCCACCTTCGATTCTTTGACGTAAACTCGACAGAGATCGGGTATCGTCTATATAATCCGACAACCGCAGCCTATGTAACCGCTGCAACACGAGCGCCGCTTTCAGCCTGGAAAACTCCAACCTCCTCCGACCAACGGTTCGGTTCGTTCCTGATCCCGGCCTCAATCAGCACCGCTGAAATCCCTGATAAGGACGGTGCAGATTATCTAGCGGAAATTCCCTCTACAGCCGTTTCTGTTCAGATGGTCTTTGAATGGGAGTTCACCGCCCAGGGCGGTACGGTTGAATATCTCGAAGCTTACATGGCGAAGCCCGTCCTCGTTGCCACCTCCGGCGGACCACGTCCGGTGGAAACGGTGGACCCCGCGAACATCGCATTTCGCTCAGTCACCTACTCATGCTGGATGACCGGTGACAACTACGTCAACGTCAGCGAGAACTACGAACTCGTTCTGTTCAATTACGGATACCAGGGACAAACCGCCAACATCTACCTGAAGCTTCCAAGTGCCGCCAATATGAAGGGCCGTGTTTTAACGTTCCGCGCAAATGGCAGTATGGGGCCTGGTAATGCCTATCTCGATCCCGACGGCCAGATCTCAGGTCAACGTTTGAACGGAAGCACGGCCACTGTGACCCTATCCCTGTCAGCATACAACTCCTTTTTGATCCGCTCAGACGGACTCCATTGGTATCAGGTCAATTGAACAAGGAAGAACCGCATGGCACTCGTTAAATCCTACACGAATCCGCAAGGGTTCACACACGACGAGGCGTATTGGAAGGTGGTCGACTTCAGGATCGATACAGTGCGTGATGTAATCACCTTCACTGTCGCACCCTATCCGGAGGCAAGGATAAGAGAAAGAAATCCAAATGGGTATTACAGGGATGGTGCATGTCGAGGCGAATACCCACTAGAAGTTGTTTCAGGATACGCGGATCCTCGCGATGCTTTGTATACACAACTCAAGGCAGGCTGGTCTGAGTTCTCGGATGCCGTCGATGTTTGATGCTTCTGATTTGTGAACTCAAGACGAATAAGCATGAAAACGAGTAGCGCGAGATTCACTGACCGTCTCAAACCAACACGCCTCATCCGATTTGCGTAGGTGAAAACGTGAACCAACAGGATCATCCACTTGAGAAACAGACGTTGCTCATCAACCGGATCATCGAGGACATCCGTGATCTGAAAGACGAGATCCGCACGATGCAGGTCGATGCAAAGGAGGATCGGAAGGAGTTCTACAAAGCCCTCGGTCTCCTTCGCGACTCGATCACCGGCAATGGCAAGGAAGGTCTCGCCGTGCGCGTCGACCGGAACACTTCGTTTCGCAAGTCGATGTCCAGACTGCTCTGGGTACTGTTCACACCGGTTTATGGAGTGATGATCACACTCCTCATAAAGATGCTGTTCAACGGATAACAAGGCTGGCCAGCCATCTTACAACCCAACAAACAGAAAGGAAGTATTACATGAGTGAGAGCAACCCCTACCTCGATCAATTGATCGAAGATGCCCGCCAGCTCGAAAAAGACTGGGACCAGCTGTTCACAGGCAAATTCGAGGTCAAGGAAATCTTTGATCTCGTTGCAACCCTCGTCCGTCTGGCCGAAGCGATCATCACCGCACCCGAGAGCGGTTCGGACAAGCACCAGCTGGTGCGCGACGCCTTCTACTGGTTCGACGAGAAGTTCAACATCCTCGACCGCGTTGATGACCTGATCCCTCTTCCCTTCTTCCTCGAGCCATGGGATGGTCCCTTCATCCGGAAAGTCGTGGACTTCCTGATCAGCCAGGCCGTAGCAGTCTTCAATGCCACGATCTGGAAAGAGGACGCTCCGGTGGCAGCGTGAGATCAGAGATGATCGTTCATGCAACCAAGATCCTCTCGTACCTGAGGCGGGCGCTGGCGTGGATCAGCGCCCGTTTCTTCAAACGCAAGTGTGTGCGAGATGCTCCTGATGGCAAGTCTGAGACTGGAGTTGTGGCAAGTCACCCACGCCTCGTCATCATCGACAAACCCGCGCATCCAAACAACTACGGTGACCGGCCAGTCGGCATCGAGATCTCTTTGATTGTCCTCCACTACACGGCGAGTGGCTCACTGGATGCCACCGTTCGCTGGTTTCAGGATCCGGAAGCGAAAGCCTCGGCGCACTACGTGATTGGCCGGGATGGAACGATCGTTCGCATGGTGCCCGAGGAGAAGAAAGCCTACCATGCTGGTGAATCAGAATGGAATGGTCGCAAGGATGCCAACCAATTTTCAATCGGTATCGAGCTGGTGAATTGGGGCAAGCTGGAAAAACGGGACGATCGGTTCTTTACCTGGCCGAAAGAATATACGAATCCCTACACTGGTCTCGAACCGGTGTTCCTCGAGAACGCTTGGTGGGAACCCTATCCTGACGCGCAGATTGCTTCGCTCGAACCATTGATCGATGACATCAAACAGCGCCACCCAATCAATGCAGTAGTCGGCCACCGCGACGTCTCGCTTGGACGGAAGCTCGATCCGGGGCCTATGCTTAAAAAGCAGGTTTAACGTTTTCGGTTCTGCGCGGCTTCTCTCCCTCCGAGCAAATGAAAGCTCTGGCACTTGGACGCAAGGCTCTACTGCTTATCCTCGTCGGTCACAGAGTCTTACTTCGAATTGACTTAGAGCGGCTTCCTATAGCTGGTCTGTGAACTGTGGACTTGCATGTATGATGGTTTGAGTATTACTGTTTGACGCGCGACGGAGTGTCTTTTTACCTAACTCTCAAAGGAAAATATTGATGCAGCCTGATCCGGGACTTTTTGATGGCAGAATTGATGCTGACTCTTACGCTGCCAGAGCTAGGCAGATAGTTGGTTCTCTGTCAGACCCTGAGCAATTCTACCCAAGTGAATCCACTGATGTGAGTTCATGGATTCAGGAATGGGACTTCCGCAAAGCAAAAATTGACGTCTACACACATCAAATTCATCGCTACCCTGCGATGTTCATTCCGCAGCTCATTCGAAAGATTCTTCTCGCCTATTCCCAAGTGGGTGATACAGTAGTAGACATATTTAATGGATCAGGTACTACTACTGTAGAATGTCTCTTAACTGACAGAAACGGTATTGGAATTGAGATAAACCCTTTAGCTGTAATGATCTCTCGCGTAAAGACCACTTTAGTTGATCCACAGTTGTTAATCGCAGGCTTTGAACGTATCGTATCACTCTACGGAGATAGTGACTTCGAGTATCATCTAGTTGATTTTCCTAACATAGATAAGTGGTTTGTGCCCAGCAGTATCAGATGGCTATCTAAACTTCTCGCTGCTATAGAGGATCAGGATAACCCTACAGTTTCTGAAGCATTTAAAGTTGCTTTTAGCGACATCATCCGCTATGTATCTGTTGTTCGACACAATGGGTTTAAACTACATGCCGACCCTAAGAAGAAAAGCAAGGAATGGACAAACATAGACATATTAGATAGGTTTTCTGAATCCGTTGCTACACTGATACGAGCTTTGACTGACTTGTGGAATAAGGGAATTTCGACAGAAAGCAAAATCCTAGCTCAGGATTCAACAACAAAGATTCGTGAATTAGCTGAAGTGGCAGATCTTGTACTCACCTCTCCACCCTATGGTGATTCACACACTACGGTCGCATATGGGCAGTTCTCTCGACTCTCTGCACAGTGGCTGGGCTTAATAGGAACAACCGAAAGAGGGGGAATCCGGAACGTAGACAGTGAACTTCTCGGAGGTGTGTATAAGGGGATCGACATAGAGGATCCAATCTTGGGTCGGTCAATCACCCTGAACACCTCGATAATGGGC